AATACCGGCTGGGATTCTTGCACGCGCAGGTCTGGGTACTTTTGTAGCGCCATGCGTAGTCGAGTAGGCACATCGACGTAGTTGTCAAGGTTGAAGCTCATTTGTCCTCCACGAGTTTGATTAGGTTGATCCACTCGTATGCAGGCATGCAGGCAATCCAATCAGCGACGTCGGTTTTGCCTGGGCGTTTGAGAATGATTACGCCTGTGAATGCGTCGGCGTTTTGTATTTGTCTGCGTAGTTGATTGAAGTAGTCCTCAAAGCTGTGGGTCTTGCGGTCTTTGACCTCGATGATGATGCCTGGCAGGCCATCGATGTCGCCTCGGTCGTCTTGCCGACCGGCTTGCACTCGATCAGCCTTGACACCAAATGTGCGTAGCCATTTGACCACTGCGCGCTCGGCTGCATGCCCTTTGCGTTTCTGTGGGCTTGTCATTTGTCAATCCACATGTCGCCAACGATGTGCAATGGGGCATCCACGAGATTGTCTTTCGCATCAACCATGTGGAGACAATTCAGGTACCCGATTGCGTCAATCAGTGAATCCTCGTGCAGTTTCTCGCGGTCAAGTGATGTCATCAGCCTGGCAAGTTTGACCGCAACCATGAACATGATGGCCTCTTGCACCGTCAGGTTGTGCTTGAAGTTGGTGAGCACGCCGAAAATGCGACGCACCATGGTGTAGTCATCCCAAGGGTGTCCGTACTGTGCCATGCGTTCACCGTTCTTGGTGAGCTGCCATGCCCTGTAAGCGGCGTCACCCGGGTCAGGTCTTGTCATCGCTGCTGTCCTCCGATGTCACGACAAGGTAAATGAACGCTGTGACGAAGTAACCGAAAAACAGGCTCCATACGAGCCAGTCAGTTATCGATGCGGTCATACGTTGTCCAGTTGGGCCATCCGTGGTTGGCTGCGATGTGCCAAGCGACGATCAGGTTGGTGCGCGGCAGCATCAGGTCTGAGCAGTTGTTGACCAGGCCGAATGCCTGCAGGTAGCCTCCGGGCCAATACCGGCTGGGTTGGCACCAAAAGCTGTTTATTTGCATCAGGCCAAATGATTCGCCGTTGTCACCTATTACGTCGGGTAGGCACATTGATTCGAGCTCCATGACCTGTAGCGCGGTTGACAGATCGCTGGGCGTGAAGCCTGCCTCCAGGGCTAAGGGCGCCCATTCGGCGCATCCTGGGCCTTCGTAGGGGGCAATGGTGCCATTTTGGGGGGTTGCCAGCGGTGCCTCGGTCGTGGGCGGTATGTAGGCGGTCGATGACACCGCTGGCGACCAAGGGTCTAGTGGCTGCTCGGGGGTGAGCGCAAGTCCGACGCCGCCGATGATCAGCGACGCGCATGCGCCGATGGTGATTAGGGGGTTCATGCGGCGCTCGGGTGTGTGGGTTCGCCCGGCAGGTGCTTTAGCTCTAATGGGTCGCTCCAGTCGGATTCGGGCGTATTACGCATGCGTAATTGAGCGCGCTTGATGCGGCCTGTGTCGTGCCTGAATACTACGAGATGGAATTCCTGCATCGTGTCCGAGCAGTACCCGGTGAGTATTTCGTAGGTGATTACCTGTGGTGTTGTCATGTTATGGGCCTCCAATCCCATGTATTTGACCTTAGCGAGCTTTTCGGGGCTTGTGGGGGATTCTCAGCCGTTCGACCTTTTTGACCATGCCCATAGGTATCAACAGCACGTTGTCCACCTGCTCATCGTCGGCACAGCTCTGAATCAATACCAGGTGCCTCGAGCGTTTGCGTTTGAGCCAGTATCCGACCGAATACACCACGCACGGCTCATCCTTGATGTCATCCAGGTCGCGCCATTCGTTGTTCCCGAGCGTGTAGGCGTCGTGCCAGGTGACTCGCACCAAGGGGTAGGCGTCTAGTCGAGCCATACGACGTATTCTGCCGCCACGCGGCCCTTGGTCGGATCAATGAAATGCAGGCGTTGGCTGGGTTTGCCTGTCGCAGCCACAAATTCTCGTGCGTATTCATTGTGCGACTCTGGCGAGCCAGTGACAAAGATTCGATTGCCGTTGCCCATGGTCAGGCTCATAGGCGTGTGCCAGTGCCCCATGTAGCAGTCGGTGAATTCCTCGATGACGCCACCGGCCCAAGCGTTGACCTTACGCAGGATGCCGAATGCCGGTGTGTTGCCGCCGAAGCTCTTGATTTCATCACCGTGCACGAGTAGCGCCTTGTAGTTGCCGATGCGCGCAATCTGATACCAATCGCCCGAGCTCTGCCACGAAGCGGTCAGACCTTTGCATTTGTCGCGTGCAATCTCGTAGGCGATGCGATCAATGTTGTCGCCACCAGGCATCTCGCCCTTGCGGCCCAACCTGCCGTGGTTGCCGTACTCGCATACCACGTGCACCTTTTCAAAGTGCTGTGCCAGCGTCGTAATTGACTGCGTGATGATCTGCGACACCGTGAACAACTGCTCGTACAGGTGTGCGTGCACTTCGTACACCTGCCCTGGAAAAATGCCCAAGCCCTCGACCATGTCGCCACCGAGCAGCACGTACACCTCCCTGACCGGGTGATGTTTGCGCTGAATGTCCGTGATGTGAATCGTTTTGTCGATGAACTGCCCGATGCGTTGCGCGCACGTGGTTGGGCCGTAAGTCACCGTTTTCTTGCCGTATTGCCAGTCGGTCAAATGCACCAGGGCAACCTCGGGCTTGCCTGTGCGTTTGTCTTTGGCTATCGGCTTGATTCGTACCGGCTCGACCGCCAAGGCCGCATCCTTGGCGGCCTGGTACACCGCGCTGATTAGCTCATCCTTGGCGAATTTGGCTTTGACCAGCGCCTGCTGCGTGCGCGCCAATGCCTGGCGCAGCTGATCGGCAGATTGCAGTTGATTTACCTCGTCACGAAGCATGGCGCTCGCGGTATCTGTGCACCGTGTTTTGCGTAACTGCTTTAGGCGCACCGTGCTTTAGACACAGTTGGGCCAGTGATCGAAGGCTGTAGCTGTAATCCATCAGCACCTCGTGCCATTCATCAGCGTTTGGTTGGGCTTTGACCCACTCAATCAACGTCTGCAATTTCTCCGTTTTTGGTTCTAATTCGTCGCGTAGCCCCATTGCTGTGATCCTCCAAGTGATTGTCAATCTTGCGTTCCACCCTAGTAAGAATCCGACGCACGTATGCGTGATCCGAGCTGTTTTCTTTGCGTGCACGCTCAATCAGCCAGGCCGGTAGCCCGGCTGCGATAATGATGGCGATTGCGCTAATCAGCGCTACGTAGATCTCTGTTGGCATGCGAGTTGATCCATTCTTGAACTGCTGCCGGTATTGATTCTGCCATGAAGTAACGGATGTGCCATGGCTCGGACTGGAGCTCCCAAGTGAAGCCGTACTTGTCGCAGTTGTCGCGCATCCATTGCAGCCGCAATCCGTTGGCGTCTGCCACATCGACCGCCAGGCCGAGGTTGTGGAAGCTGCGACCGGGCACAGCCATCGGCGCAAGCCCAGGCTTCAGGTAGTAGCGCTGCCCTTTGTAGGTGCGTACCGATTTGCTGTTTTCAATCGGTGCCGTGGTGTACCGCGCCAAGAATCCGCGCTCTTGTATCTCAAGGCTTCGATACGTGTCTGCAACGCTCGTCGGTTTAAGCGGTCTGATTCCGTCGCGATGCGCGGCCTTACGCATCGCCTCCCATGCCTGGGCAGCCAATGGATGCAGCCTGCCGTAAGGCCTGATTGGCACGAGCAGGTAATTGGGCAGTTTGCCCCACTCGATGTTGCGTAAGTCAGCAGGCATCCGTACCGGCTTGACTACGAGCTTCACTTGCGACCGTACCTATGGTCTTTCGTGTTTGCCCAAGCGTAGATCAGCGGCAGCACCGCTGCGAGCCCTGCTTTTAGCGCGCCTTCGACGTTGTAGTCGCTTGTGATAAGTACGGCGACGGAGCCAGCGACGAATGCTTTGAGCCAGTCCTCGAGCATGTATTGCCATTTCATTCACTGGCCTCCGGGCTCACAAAATCCGTGCCGTTCCACAGGTCGCCTATCGCTGCGTATTTATTTCTAAAATTTGCATGGTAACTAGTTTGTACCCAATGGCCTGGCAGGCCGCACGCAGCAAGAAATGCTTGGCCTGCTGGTTCGCTTTCTGGCAAGTCGCCGCCAGCACAGTCGTCGTTGCCAACCGTCAATACCTCGCGTACCGTGCCTGTGTTATCTACTAACGCAAAATGTGCCATTACGCCACCACCAATGTGCCTGTGCTATCCCACGCATACCAAGTGTAAGAACCGTCTGTGCCGTTGGTTGTCGTGCCGGTGACGCTGATCGACAAGCCTGCCGCGTCTGCCGTGAGCCAACGCACTACTACGCGACCTGAACCGCCGTTGCCGCCGTTTTGTGACGCTGCTCCGCCACCGCCGCCGCCACCACGATTGGCGGTAGCTGCCCCACCGGGTGAGCCGCCTGCTCCTGCGTCAGTGCCTGCCGTACCTGATGGGCCGCCGCCGCCTCCGCCAGAGTACGAGATGCTCGTGCCTGTGTAGTCGTTGGTTGATGCGGCTCCGCCAGTGCCGCCCGATGTGCCTGCGCCGCCTGCTCCGCCGCCGCCTCCTCCGTTCGTGAAGTCTCCCGACCCTGCGCCGCCATTATTGCCTTCTCCGCTTATGCCTGCGCCGCCTGCCTGATCTCGTGTACCTCCTCCGCCAGAACCTCCGATTTGTCCTGCGACTCCTACGTCGCCGACCGTGTTGCCTGCTCCGCCGCCGCCGTTGGCAGAGTTGATGAACGCCGATGCCGTACCATTACGACCTCCGACCTGCGTACTAGTGCTTCCTGCTCCTGCCGCGCCGACCTTGACCGTGTAGGTCGTCTTCCCGATGATGCCCGACCCGGTGACGAAGCCGCCTCCGCCGCCACCTGCTCCAGGTAATGTACCTGCGCCTCGGCTCCCACCGCCGCCGCCGCCGACTAGCAGAAACTCGACGCTAAGAGTGTTCTTTACACTCCCGGGAAAAAATGTGAAGGTTGACGCCGACAGTGCTACGAGTGTGCCGCCTCCGTATTGCGTCAATGCCAGTGATCCGTTGACGTTCACTGTCGTGCCTGCACCAGCTGTCACAGTGCAGGTGCCTGCGCCTTTGTTTGCAATAAAAATTGTGTCGCCAGTAGTAAACACGCTGTTGGGCACAGTGATGGTTGTTGCCCCTGCGTTGTTCATAATGACGCGCTTACCTGCGTCACCGACCACGAGCGTGTAGCTGGCGGTTTGGTCGTTGATCGGCAGATTAGTGATGTCGTTGAGCTGTGCAGCCGTTAGCACAGCGCCAGATACGAACGGGAATGGAGTCGTCATAGCCACCTCATCCTAATACGTTCGTGCTGTCAAGTTGACCGTACACAGCGTCATCCAAAATCAGCTGGAATACCACCGTGGTTGGGGCCGTGTAGTACGTAATGCGATGCCCTGACGCAAAGTCGATGCTGCCTTCAATGCCTTCAATGCTGAGCTCCGAAGTAAGCGTTGATAGCCCGGTCACGGCCTTGGTGACCGTGATGGTGTCACCAATGTCCACGGTGGCAGCCAGGTTGCGTTCTGTGTTGTCCAGCATGTTGAAACGTGTGCTGACTGCTGTGTAACGCGGCCCTGGCTCGCCCTCAAGCAGATAATCAGCTAGGTCGTCAATTTCGCCCTGTTGGTGTAACAGACTGCCGGTGACAGATTGCGACTGGATGAAATACGTGGCTTGACTTGTCAGATCGTTGGCTGTGGCTGTTTTGCCGTCAAGTGCTTCAACATATGCGCGATTCACTACGCCATCGGCATCGAACTCAATTTGCACTTCATCGTATGGCGTTGCTGTGCCATCATCGGCAAACGTCAATACTGAGCCACTGAGCGTGGCACCGATACGCGGTTGAAACGTCAATTCGCCATCCCTTGACATGAACAACCGGCCTTGCTCGGCTTGGTTGATTGCATTGAGATATTGCATTGTGTTGGTGCCAGCATTGACGTTGTATGAACTGTCATGTCCAAGGTTGACAGTGCCAGTGTCAATGTTGGTTGTGCCTTGATAGTCGATTTCGGGAAGTGCTAGAACTGTCTCAATGCGTTCGCCCGAGGTTTCCGGACTCGGGTTGAACGCAGCAAACTGCGTTTGTGCAAGCAAATAGAAATCATCTGAACAGTTGACCTGCACTTCGTTCGGCCCAGCCAACGCAAACAAGTAGTTGTACCCGGTTACGTAGCCCACAAACAAATACTCGGATTCACGGCTCAAACGCACTCGACGCATTGGTGCCAAGCCAGGCTTGTCGTTTATCGGGTCGTAATAGGGGCTGCTGGTGTCATATGGGCCGAGAATGCCTGTTTCGTCACGCATATTGAAGCTCATAGTGCCTGCACCGAACTGATCGTCAATCTTTTGGCGACCGCGTTTGTAGTTCACACGTGTCACGAACTCTGTTATGTCGGCGTATTGAGTGCTTGGCCCCAGCGTGTATGTCGTATTGTCCAACACGCCTTTGACTGAATCATCAAGCCTGAAACTGTTGACATCAAAGCCGGTGTCAAGCTCGAGCAGATAGTTACCTGATTGGACAACACTTGTCGCCATTACGCCACCAGGATGTTCGCCGGGCCTGATCGACGGTTGTACTGACGCAACGCATTGACAATCACATCGCCCAAACGCTCATCAGCGACGTTGGCATTGATGTTGATGGTCACATTGCCCATCTGATTCATCTTGGACAATGGGATAACAGCCTCCGGGCCTGCCTCGCCAACGACAGCCAATGTTGGCCCGGTCACAATGCCGCCATCCGCGAGGCCTGGTAGTTTGCCTACCAAGCCACCAACAGCGCCAGCAATGCTGCTGACTCCTGGAATTTTGCCCAATGCACCAATCACTTTGCCGACTAGATCGAGCGCGGCTTTTAGTGGGTTAATGATGTATTGCTTGAACGCATTACCTAGGAACTCTGCGGCTTTGCTGACAACACCAAACTTCTTTTCCAGAACAACAAATGCGGCTACTAGGGCCGCAATGCCGATGATGATTAGTCCAATGGGGTTGGCATTCATTACAAAGTTGAGCGCCGCCTGGGCGACCTTTACGACTACCAGTGTCGCTTGGTACACCTTCATGGCTGCGTTGACCGCAAGCACAGCGGCTGCCAATCCGGCAACGACACCGATTGCTATGGCGGTCACATCTTTGTTGGCTGCCATAGCCCCGGTGAGGCCACTGAGCAGTTGGGTGCCTTTCTCAACGATGGGCAGCAGGATCATGCCAAGCTCGGCCTGCAAATCCTTGAACTGAGCCGTCAGGATGCGTTGGCTGTTGGCTAGCCCGTCGCTGGTGCGCTCGAAATCGCCCTGGGCATCGGTCGTGGCTTTCATGATTAGCGACTGCGTAGCCAGAGTCTTTTGCTGGGCTGTCAGTTTGTCCGTGGTGCCATCGACGGCCTTGTTGAGCGACTGCTCGGCCTGCTCCAATGCCAAGCGGCTCTTTTGAGCTTCAATGGAATCCTCACCGAACTTGGCAACGGTTTCCTGATGCTTTCGGAACGCAAGGTCAGACTTTTGCAAGGCGATGTTGAGCTTTTCCTCGTTGACGGTTGTTGTAACCAATCCCATTGCCATTGCCTCGGCTGCTACAGCGTCAGCAGACAGCAAGACACCAAATCGTCGTAGAGGCTCGCTTTCGCCTCTTAAAGCGGCTCCTAACGCTTGTACGGCCTCCTCTGGGGTGGTGTTGTTGAATGATGCCAGGTCGGAGGCCAGGGTGGTGAAATCGGTGCTGAATGATGCCAAATCTTGCCCGGTCAGCCCAGCAGCCTTGCCGAACGTGCCGAATGTGGCTGCCGCGTCGAGTGCCTGCTGTCGGGTTTGGCCTAATGACGCTGCTGCCGTATCCGCAAAGATCTGTACTTCGTTGGCGGCTTCACCGAATATGACGTTGGTTTTGCTGATGGTTTCGTTGAGATCGCTGGCTGCGGTGACCGCTGGTACAGCTGCGGCTGCGATACCAGCCAAGGCTGCAGCTGCCGGTATGGCTGCCTTTTTGATGGCAAACTGTGCTTTCTTGCCAGCGCCTTCAAGGCTCTTGAATTCGTTGATAGCCGCCTTGATGCCTTTGCTGTCAAACTCAGAGATGATTGGTAATGAAACAGCCATATGTCAATCCTACGAACCTTGATTTGATACGACATTGCGGCCCACCTGTTTCATGACATCCTCAACAATTTGTGTCATTTGTTTCTCAACTTCGCTTTTGTTTCGCTCAAACGAAGGCCACAGTGTTCGGGAACCTTTGTTGTACCGGCTATTCAGTACTGCAATCATTTGAGGGCCGCCCACGGTTCCAACCAATTTGCCATGTGAGCCAACACGACTAAATTGACTTACAGTGCCGCTACTTTTGCGGCCTGCAATATCAAACACGGTATTGATTAAACCCTTGAACGTAATGCTGAATGTGCCCACGTTTTCTAGGTTGCCTCGAAACTCTTTGACTCGGCGTGTGTTGATGCGAGCCGAATACATGGTTCTTGCCTTGATGCCCGTCCAGCCACTAGCAGGCAGCATCTCGTAACCACTTTTAGTTTTCCAGCCACCCTCCATGCCGGTCATAGGTGCAATTGTTGGGATAATTGACTGAGCATCTTTGATAACTGGTGCAACGATTTTTTTGTAGTCTTTCGTAATTTGTCGGCGCAAGGTAGGTGCAATCTTGTTCAGTTCCTTGAGTGCCTCTTTGACACCGTAAATTTCAATGCGTGTTTCAGTGGGCACGGTTTGCCTTCTTTGCTAGAAGTAACACGGTAGCCAAGTCATCCATGTCGAACTCAATGTCGGGAGGCCACCATCCAGTCGCCAGTAGCAAATCTGCTAACTGTCGCCTGATGCTGTGGCTTCCGTAGGGTTTATTTGCGCGGATTCCACCACGTCGAAACTGTCCACTGCCAACAGCCAAGTGTCGTAGTCGCGTGATTCGCGTTTGCCGACCGTGAGCTGATGCCAGCACATGAACATCAAATCGTCGATACCGATGCCGCCTTGGAGATCGCTGACACGGCGCTTGAACTTGCGTTCCCATGCAGCGACCGTCGCAATGGTCGTCGTGATTTGTTCTGTAACCACTTCCGCTGCTGGTGTCGCGTACGACACCTTGATGGTTAGTTTCACGGCGTGGTGTCCTCGACCAGCACGCCGCCGGTGACGGTGATTTCCACTTCGGACAGTTCACCGACTGAACCGTTCACTACGTCAAGCGATTCCAGGTAGCCGCCAGTGATTTGGAATTCGGGATTCGTTGCCGAGATTGCAGCCGAAGTCGGCTTTACTGCCACGTACACGTTGGTGCCGACCAATGCCGTCAAGTCAACGTAGGTGCCTGGAGTTGCCGAGTATTCCATCAACAGCGTGGCGGTGACCGTCACGTTGGTGAGTCCACCCACGTATTGGCGGCCCGTGTTGCCGAATGATGTGCTGTCGAGTGATTCACGCGATTTGGTGATGACGACGCTCTTGCACTGGTCGGTCAGATCCTTGACACCGGCGAGGTTGACACCGATGCCGAAAGTTGGGGTTGCAAGGTATGTGGTTGCGTTGGCCATGTAGCAGATCTCCTTAACGTCGAGGGTCGCTGCTTACCCGTTTGGCAGTCTAGTAGCCCTATGGGCTCACTTTGGTGCGTATTGTCAGCTCGTACGCAGGGTAGTCAGCGCCACCGTACGACACGGCGGTAGGCCGTGCATCGGTCAATCCGATTTGTGCTGCACGGACTAAATCAGCCAAATCCAACAGCTGATCAAGGGTGCGATTGTCGCCGGTGCCCATGCCGACTATTACGACGCGATATTCCATGTCTGCAACCACGTTGCTAGCCATCATGATCGTTGGCGCTTCAACAATGCAACACGGCACGTTGATATTACGTGGATCGTCAAACACGCGAAGCCCGGTAATCGTGCCCAGCTTCGTTACCAGCTGGTCGTAACCATCCTTGAACATGTTTGCCATGTCAGGCCACCTGTGGCTTATTGACTCCGAGCAGGCGCAGGATCTGTCCGTAGTTGCCAGTTACCGGGCCACCTGTTGCTAGTGGGTCAAACGATGCAAAGGCTTCGGTGCTGCCACGCTCGCGGTACAGGATGGCTGCGTACTGCACGGTGCCCAGCTTGACATCGAGGCTTGGCACCGAGCTCGGAGAATCCCAGTAGCCCGATTCCTGACGCCTACGGAATGCGAATGCGTTGGCTGCACCGACCGCCATGGTGGCGATGTCGTAATCGGCGCTCGGGCTCGTAAAGGTGTAGCCAAGGTAATCCTCGAGGTCGCCCTGGGCAATCCACGTGCACGTAACGGAGTAGGTGAGACTGCCTGACGCGGCTGCACGCTCTTGGTCGGCTGCCGTGAGCGCGAACTGGATTTGATTGAGGATGATGCGCGACGTGTCGTATTCGTAGTCGCCCTGGTCGCTTACGCCGGTGAAGTAATACTCGGGCAGCGCCGTTATGACGTGCGTGCCGTTGAATCCTGTCAGGCCGCTGATCGTGATTGACTGCCCAACCTCAAATTCGGGTTGTTGCAAAACCTGCACTGTGGCGACGTTATCCAACACCTGGGAGTGGGTGATGGTGTACGTCGCCACAGTGTTAGTCGCTTGGAGGAGGCGAACTTGTCAGGCTCAGATGAGCTTGACGAACTTTGTTGCGTCAATCATCAAGGTGGCGAAATAGCCACGGAACTTGATGTAACGCGACAGCGATCCGTCAGCGGCTTCAACCTGGATTGCGCCCTTCTGTTGCTCGAAGATTTCAAAGCCATCCGGGTGACCGACGATTGCGGTATCGGCGGCGAAGTTGCGGTCAACGACGACGCTGAGGCCGAATGCGTTGCCCACTGCCGAGCCTGGCGACACTGCACCAAAGGCGTTCATCGGGCCGATGTTCGGGAACAGCGGTCGGTCTGCGTCATCGACCAGTTTGCCCAGGAACGCCCAGTTGTTGGGCGACAGGAACAGGTGCGTCGGCAGGTTGCCGTTGCTGTTGGTGAGGATGGTGCTCGCGGCGTTGTAGATCGCACTTACCCAGTCACCAGGTACGGTGCGGCTGGTGATGGGCTCACTTTGCGTAACACCAGCCAACAGTGCGTCGGCTGCAACGTCATCGGTCTGGTTCGCGTAGATGCGCGCCATGTCATCGAGCAGGAGGCCGAGCACTTCGGGCTCAGTCCAGTCCATGTCCTCTTCCGACAGGCGAACGTAACCGCCGTAGACGCCCTTGGTGACGTTGTTGTTTGACACAACGAACGTGCCTTGATCGAGGTTGGCGTTTTCGCCGTTGCTGGCACCGATCGTGGTGTGCGTGGTGACTTCGGGGCGACGGAACACTTTGCCGCCACCTGGCATTGCCTTGACGCCGATTGCATCGACGACTGGGCGCAGGCCACGGAAGTTGTTGTACACCGGGCCGACAATCGGCTCTGGCAAGATGCCTGGCGTGTCGGTCGTGACCACATCGGGCGCAGCGGCCTTGATGTTGGCAAAAAACTGTTGCGCTTCGGCGCCACCACGGAGCACTTTGCTCATGTATTCGGCAGCTGATGGCATCTTGAACTCGCGCTTGGCTTCAGCCCACACTGGTGCGGCTGGTGCAGCGGCTGGAACTTCAGCGACTGCTGCGGCGGTCTCGATTTTGTCGGTCATTGGTTGTAGCTCCTCTGTCGGTTTGGATTCGGTCGCTGCAACCTCTGTAATCGTAGCACCGCGGAATGCCGGTGCGGTGACTAGCGACAACTCTACCCAGTCACCCTTGGAGATGACCATGGTGCCCTGGTCGTCGTAGCTGAAATCCACCGGGTTGACGCCGACCGACACGGCATCGACCGCGCCATCCTTGATCAGCTCGAGCATGTCGTTGCCTTCTGACGTGGCGCTGATTCGGGCCGTGAACAGCATGCCCTTTTCGGAGTCCACACGCCCGGTCACGACGCCGACTGGCTTGGTGTCGTCGTGGTACTTGAGCAGCTTGGGGTTTTTGCCGTTGGTTGCCAGGCTGCCGCGCTCAAACTTGACGCGAGTGCCATCGCTGACGGTTGCCTCGGTGTTCCAGGGCACTGCGACACCCGAAATGGTGCGCGGTGTCTCGCCTTCCTCAGCGATAATGAACGTGTCGGTGGCGGTCAGTTTGATCATGTGTCCTCAATTTGTCGAGTGGGTTGCGCCGGAGTCGGTGCAGCGTTGTCCGACCCCGGCACACTATTTGCTTCCTCCAGGTAATACTCTACGTCCAGGTAGATGTAGCGACCGCGTGGCGTTACGTTGTTCATTGACAGCGTTGACTCGATGCAATCGATGTAACTCTTGGCCCCGAATAAATACAGGTCTTGGCGTGCTTGCAATGCGTTTTGGTACGTCATGCCACCGCCTGTCGGTGCGCCGACCAGGTATGGCGGAATGTTGGCAAGGCGTGCCATTTCGAGCGCCTGATAGGTGCGTGCCTCGGTCAGCTGCAGCTTGCTCGGATCCATGTACGACTCTTTCCAATCGACGTACTGGTTGAGCGCGGCAATGGCGTTGTTGTTTCGTGCAGCTGCGAAGCCTGCAGCCAGTTCGCTCAATTCCTCGGCGCTCAACGGTTCGCCTTCGGTCTGCTTGAGCACACCGGCTGGAGTCTGATTGCGTGCAAAGCGCTCGGCGCTGGTGTCAAGGTTGATGTTGGTGCGAATTGCCCTAGCGCCCATCGACAACACGCCTTGAATCGGTGACAGGAACTGCACCACGTCATTGGGGTTGAGCAGTGTGCCGTTGAAATACACCTCTTTAGAGACACCGAAGTAAATTGGGCCTGCCTGGTCACGTGTTTGCACGTTGCTGGCAGGAATCCACGTGAAGGTTGCTGGGAATCCGTTGCCGAATCGGCTGGTGACTACCCAGAATGCGCGACCGTAAAAGAACAGGTCGTCGGCAGTCCAGCTGAGGATGAAATTGCGTGTCACGTTGGGGTCGGGCTGATGGAACCATGTGTCGTCGGGCAGTTCGACATCCTCGTAGTCGTCGTCAATCCACTGTTTTGTGTATTGGTGGATGGGTAGGCAGCCGATCATGCCGCAGATCAGGTCGCGTGCGCGGCTGATGGTCGGTATCTGGATGGCCTGTGACCGTGTGAAGTCCACGGTGTAGGTCATGAAGTTGCCGACGTAGGGGTCGCCTGCAGCTCCGGCAGCGCCGATGCGCGCCTGCGTCTGATTGGGTGTGCCGCGCTTCAAGCTGAATAGTGATGCCATGGCTGGTCAGTCTAGGCGCTCGATGCAATGACAGGTCGGTTGACCATCGGGCGCGGTCGAGCAGACAATCCGACAGCCCACACCAAGCATCGCGCCAACTCAATCGGCCCGGCTGACTTTGTGGAGCTCAACGCAATGCTGCCAGGCGTCTTGACAGCGACAGCGCGACCGACATGCTCAGCAAGCATCGTCTCACCAGTGTGATTGACGCGGCCTTCGTTGATCAGCTGACGCACCATCGATGTGTAGCGCGTAATTTCTTGGTAGCCAACAATGACACGCCGCCTGGCTAGATCAGTTGGGCAATTCGTGTCAAGTGTCGGCGTGATTGCGACAGTCAGATTCGGGTTGTCGCGTATCTGCTGACGTATGTGCTCCCAAACCTGGGAGATTGTCTCGCACATGAACGCGACAGTCGCAGTCAGCATCCCAGCAGAGTTCGCGTTGCAACGCACTGCGACGTAGCGCCCATCCTCCATCGCCACCTCGACCGCGAGCACGCCACCGGGCATCGGTGGCTTGTCGGTTGCGTGCGATTCCCATTTGCCTGGCGGCAGCCAAGAGA